ATTGAGAGAGGAGTACCATCAATGTCAGACTCAAAGCCTAACTGAAGAACAGTACCAGAACCTGATGCTGGAATGTTAGCAATATCTAAAGCAATACCATTAGTGTATGTAGCTACGTTGTATTCTGCTGTACCATATTCCCATACAGTTACTTGCTGTAATGTAATACCACGAGAGAAGTAGTTCCGAGTATAATCATAGCCCCACTTAATAGCGATAGGCTGATTAGAACCACCAATGGCTGTTACATTGATACGCTTAAGAATCTTATTTGTAGTAGCAGAACCAAAGTCAAAGTAGTTAGTGAAGTATGTCATACGATACTTAGCACCGTCATCTTCGTACAGATTGTACTTACCTATGTAGCCTGGCTTACCAATCAATAAGTCTCTAGCTTGAGTTACACAGAAGGCTGTAGGGTTAATCTGTTTCCATACAGTAGTTCTAGCTGCTCCATTTTGCAGTACACCTCTAGTGTCAAAGCAATAGGTAAATCCTGAACTAGGTAAAGACAACAAGTAGAAAGCATCTGTAGGAAAGTATGTAGCCTTGATATTCTTAGCTGTCTCTGATGCTACTAAGGTTAAGAGTTCATCTCGTACATTCTTAGAGATATCCCTGAACGGCAATGACTTCTCTTGAATCACACGCTGTAAGGACTGAACACCAGTAGAGGACAAGAACAATAAGTCTGTACCAATTGATGCTACAGAATCTCTAGCAATACAGCCCACACCTACAATAATATCTTCCAGCTTCATCTGTGATGGGTCTACTGGGTTGCTATAGACAACAATGTGCTTAGTACAGAAGATAATCAAGAAGCCATTATGATCTGCAATAGCTACGATAGGATCATTATTAGGAACTACTTCACTAATGTTTAAATATCCTGATGTACCAGTTTTCCATTCAGCAGGGTTCAGTAAGTCACTGAAGTACACGGTCTGTCTACTACCAGCCATGTCAGCTACCCACACACGACCATAAGCAGTCATGACACAGTTAGGAGTAAAGCTAGTTACAGTCTGTCCTACTGGAAGGTTTGTAGCTACATCACCTAGACGCTGGAAACCATAAGAACCAGTATGAGCATGGGCAGTAGCACCTAGCTTATGATATAATAAAGTAGGTTGTCCTTCCTGAACAAGGATAGCATGTCCTGACGGAGTAGCTCCTGTGTCATAAGGCATACCGCTGATCTGCCAGTTATCATCACTGATGGCATAGGTTAAGTTAGCTGTATCGTCAGAATTACGAACCACAGCCTCTGTTAAAGTAGTAGTTCCAGTGTATATCTTGTTGTTGGCTGCAGAGATAACTACAGTACCATCGTCTTTAATAAGCTCATAGACGGCTTTAAACGAGCCTGTAGACGCTGCAGTGGTGTTGACCTTAGTCCACCCCTTACGAGCACCGATACGACCGTAGCGATCGATTACGCAGTTATTAGCCTCTAGTGCAAACCCACTGTCTAACTGAATAGAACTATCTTGAGTGTTTAATCCAGAGAATCCAGGAGCTGCGATCGAGCCAGTTGAGAGAGCTTCAGCCATTAAGTAGCCATCCAAGCAGATTCTTCAATGTAACGACTAGACTCGATAGCGATAGCGTCAGCTAAGGACTGGTTATAAATGAATGCTATTTCACCTGCTAAGATACCGCCATCTTCACCACGCTCTGCAATAGCCCTTGCAGCAGCATTAAAGATGACAGGCTCAGAAGGAACTAATAGAACATCAGCATCAGCAGACAAAGCTACTTGTGGTTTGATGATGTTAAAACGAACCTCATAAACCCCATTAGGAATAGGGAATAAATCTACCTGTGTGTCACCGTTGGAGTTTGTACCGTTGAAGTTATAGTACGCAGGAGAACCCTTCTGTACTGAAGTTAAGAGGAACTGTTCGTTCATCCATCGACTAGTAGCATTTTGTACTATGCTATTACTAGTATCATTTAAGACATCAAGAACCCTAAACCGTTGTCCAGAACCAACAAGAACATAGTTAAAGATAGTATCAGAAGTAGAGGCAGTAAGTGTTTCTGATAAGGCATTCCAAGCATAGGCATCTTCTACCTGACGCTTAGCATCGTTAACGAACTCACCAATAAGTTTAGAATAAGCATTATCCGCTACAGATGAAACCTCAGTTTCCCGTAGTCTTCGCAGTACAGAATTTACCAGCTGGATGTAGTTCATAGTTGCCTATATTATATCACAATTTATTTAAAAAGTCAAGCATTATTTCTAGCAGTCCCACTTCTTGAGTGCTAAAGCTTTACGAGTAGGTCTATCCTTCTCATCCTTCATAGCTCCTTTAACACCACCCATACGAGCACAAAAGGACTTACGACGACCAGCTGCTTTAGGAGACTTTTTAGCCTCCTCAGCAGACACTGGAGGCTTAAGATTAGATCCTGTCTTCTTATTGTAGTAGTCTCTGCCCTTCTGATTGAGTCCACCTTCAGGGTTTTGGAATGCTTTCTTAGGCATTATTTCTTCTTAGCTGTCTTAGCAGCATCCTTAAAGTCTTTAGCACTAGGAGCACCTTTAGAACCTACTTTACGCATCTTCTCACCTGAGCCAGCAGCTATACGCTTCTTCTTGGCTGCGATGTTAGAATATAAACCAGGCTTAGTAGCCACGACTCATACCCATCTTCTTAGCTGGTTTAGCTTTAGGAGTAGTCATCTTAGCTCCTGTTTTCTGAGCATATGACTTAGCTTCTTTCTTGCCCTTAGCTGTGTATGGGAACTTCTTGTCTTTGACCATTGGCATATTATTTCCTTTTCTTTGGTTGGGGTTTAGATTGTCCAGCTTTGGATAAAGCGATTGCAATAGCTTGTTTCTGTGGCTTTCCTGACTTTATCTCTTTACGGATGTTAGTAGAGATAGTCTTCTGTGATGAACCTGATTTCAATGGCATTATTACGCTCCATTCTGATAAGCTGTAGACTGATGTAATTCCATTGTTAAAATAACTGACATAGTAGAGCCTGTTTCTGTGGTGATTTCAATGTAATCGTATTCGTCAAGAACTACCCTACCATCAGATAACTGAATGTATTTTTTAGCGTCTAGTGTTGTAGAACCTAGAATAACAATGTCATCTCCTTCGCTATGGTCATGCCATTCAGCAGTAACAGTCTTGTTAGAACCTGTGCTATTGGAGATGTATAACAATGTCAATATGGCTTTACACCCTTTAGGCACAGTGTAGATAACTGTAGGGGTGTTAGCTACAATATTTTTACCTGCTGTGAGTTCTCTCATGGTTTACTTTCTAAACACCATCTCTGAAACATAACTGATAAACGCACCAGCAACTGAGGCAACACCCATCAATGCCCACAGAGAACCTTTACTACGCTCTGCCATAGCCACTAACTTCTTAATGTCTACTTCCATAGCATCTACTTTACGCTCTAGGTTGTCTACAGACTGAACTAACTTACCGTACTCTATAGGGTTAATGTCGCTCATGCTGCACCTTTCAATGCTTGAATTTCAACGGCTTGTGCGTCTACTGTTGCTTTGAGTTCTTGGATGGCTTTTACAAGATACGGAGTTAATCTTGAATAATCCATTTGCCACATATCTTCTTCTGTTTTTCCTTTGGTAACAATTCCCGATAAAACTGGTTCTAATTCTTGTGCAATAAAACCAGCATCTTGATGTAAATCACCTTCAGTCCAATCAAATTGACGAACTTTGACATCCATTAATTTATCTAAAACAGGATTTGCATCTGCAATATTAGACTTCAATCGTAGGTCAGAAGTAGTGTTATAAACAACAGCATTTGTAAGAGCAACACGGGTTACACTACCAATGTTAGTTGATTGACTGTTAAAAGCTAAAAATGTTGTTCCACTTGTATTGGCAGATTCACTTATACATAAACCATTAGCTGTTCCAACATAGGAAAGAGTTAGCGTTCCTAAAGATATTGGTGATGTAGTACCAATTAAGACATTACCACTCGAATCAATACGCATTTTTTCTGCCGTATTAATTTCAAAAGTTGTAGAAGTAGCCGAGTCAATAATCCCACTTGTTCCATCAGTTTTAAAACTTGAAATTGTTGCACCATCGGATGTACGAGCAAGTTGCAATACTCCGTTTGTGCCAGTAACGCCTATTTTTGTAGTTCCAGCAACCTGAAGTTTTGTAGCTGGACTAGCAATACCAATACCGACATTACCTGCGCTATCAATACGCATCGCTTCTGCGCCATTGGCATAAATGGCTGGCACACCAAAACCTGTTGCGTCATAAATACCCATTCCACTTGAACCATCAGAACGAACTTTTCTGAATGCCCAAGCACCAGCAGTATTGTTAATTACAGAAACACTCCCAGCACTTCCTTGTGCAACTTCTAAAGTTCCGTATGTTGGGCTAGAAGTACCTAACCCAATATTTCCACCCGCAGCTTTATAAAACTGTCCTGAACCTAGATTAACTACACCAGTACCACCTGTGAGTGTACCTGTGTAGGCTAATGTAGAGAACGCACCTGTAGATGCTGTAGATGCACCGATAGAGGTGTTGTTTATTGAGCCACCAGTAATAGCAATACTAGAAAGATTTATTGAAGCTGCAGAAGCAGCAGCGTTAGTAGCAGAAGTAGAAGCAGAACTAGCTGAACCTGAAGCAGCAGAGGCAGAAGAAGCAGCAGCGGTTGCGGAAGACTGAGCTTCTATTGCAAGTTGTTGAACTAAGGATGCTTCGCTTGACGAGTCATTAACAGCGTCTCCTGCGCCACCTGCTCCACGATAGATTGACATTTATTCTCCTTGACTTGTTTTAATGCACTCTTGGAATACACTAAAACAAGACAGCCTCCGAAGAGGCTATCCTGATTACTTACTACTTAGCCGTTAACTGCTAATACAAAGCCAGTCTCTGGACGTAATACTTTAACACCGTACAGCGTGTCGGCAGTATACAGAGTCGAGAGGTACTCTTGCTTGTACTGAGTCTGTGAACGAACACCCATCTGCTCAGCCAACACCATTGTATCACGGTGAGCCAAGATAGCTGCTTTAACATCGCCACCAACGCTGTTGTTAGCATCAGTTTCGATAATTGGGCAGTTGCTCGATACATAGATATCGATACCATACAGCTGACCAATCATGCCGTTCTGAACACCACGACCATCAACAAAGTCGCTAGAATTGTAGCGATCGATGCCCATGATAGCAGCACGAAGTGATGGAGGAACTGCGAAGAAACGACCATCCATTGGGGTATCAGCATCGTCCATGAGCTTGATCAAGGCACGGAAGCCAGCGTCAGTGAACACGTCAGCAGCAACTACAGTATCTTCAGCGTAAGCTGTGAGACCAGTAGAAGTGTCAATGTAATAGCTGGTGCTGTGTGTCCAGTCAGAAGCATCACCGTTACCGAAAGACTTACCTAATTGGAACAAGGTGTCGTCAATCTTCTTAGCCAATGCATAGCCAGCATCTTCTGTGTAGAAGCGACGGAGTGATGCAAGAGCTTGAACTTCAACGATGTCCTCAATGAAACGTGAGTACTCAAAGTGCTGGTCTACAGAAACCAGAACTTCAGTCTCGGTATCAGCTTGGATTGTTACTGCTGTGTTAGCTGCCTTAGCAGTTGCTACACCACGAGTTGGCTTAGGAATGTGAAGCGTGTCACCTTTCTTGCCCTTCATGGTCATCTTGTTTACGAGGTTTGCGAGAACCAAGTTTTTCTTATAAGCAGCAACTACTTCGTCACTCCAAATTTCTGGAATAAACTTATCTGCTTGCGTTTTTGCTACGATCGATCCCGATCCACCTGGGTATGCTGCTGTTGCCATTTTTAATGCTCCTAAATAAAATTATAAAATAAAGTTACCGAACTCGTCCTTCTGCGTAGGCATTGAGAATCTCATCTGCCATACTCTCGTATCGATTCGGATCTTGCATTCTTAAGCGAATTAAGTCTGCACGACGATATACTGGTTTTCCTGTTTCCCCTGTACCACCTTGCTGTACTGCTGCAGCTTTCAATGCTTTACTTCGACCTTCACTATCTGTCTTCTTCAGTGCTTCATCTGCAGCTTTAGAGGTTTCCTCTTTTTGCTGCTTTAAACCACGCAACGACTTGTAGTTGTCTAGTAGTTCTAAAGCTGAATCAACATCATAGTTATTAGCATCATTGTAAAGACGCTGCCTTACCTTAGAACCTGCAACCCATTGTTGAAAGTCTTCAGACTGTGCTACACTTACAAAATCAGGATGAGTCTTTTCAATTGAATCTAAGGCTGCTCGTTGAGCTTGTACTGCTTGTTGCTCTTGTAGCTGTCGTAGAACTGGATTAGACTCTAGTGCCTGGTTGATTGCCTTTTGGGGATCATCAAACCAATCAATCTCTTGTGCTGGTTCAGGCTGCCTGTCGTGCTTGGTTTCGAGTTGTTGCTTTAGAAGAGAATCAGCTAACTTGCGTACTTCACCTACTTCTTGTGCTTGACGACCGATAAGCTTTTCAGCTTCTTGGTGCATACGAACAATCTCATCAAGAGATTTATTCTTATACTTCTCAGGCATTTCAACTTCGTTAGCAATCTCTTCAGGTTGTGCTGAGCTAGTGGCTTCAGCGTCTGGGATTGAACTTCCTTGTTGATTTAAGTCGGTTAAGTCTTCGTTAGATACTTCTTCTTGCAGTTCGATAAAATTAGCAGCCATATATACTCCTGTCGCAATGCGATTTTAGGATAATTAAAAATAGCTCGGTGATCAAGAGTTCACTTATGAGCCGTGATTTGCATTTGTTTTCCTCTCCACAGCCAGCTTCTCAGCTCTCTGTCTAGCCCACTTCGATGTTGCTGAAGGGTGGTCGCCACTGACTGGATCTAAATAGATTGTCGTTGGGGAGATGATACGGGTAGCAGTCCCGTCACATACGCTACACTGAACTTGTTTTGTCTCAAC